GAGGTTGGCTTAGCCAGCAATATATTTGATGGGTTTCTCGGTTCAGGCTCAACCCTGATTGCTTGCGAAAAAACAAATCGAAAATGTTATGGGATGGAGGTTGATGAAAAGTATTGCGACGTTATTATCAAGAGATTCGAACAATACACCGGTAAAAAGGCCACGCTAGAATCAACCGGCCAGACATACGAAGAGTTAAAAGCGGAGCGTGAAAATGGCGCGTCCTAGAAAAGAACTTGAGGATATTAAATTTGATGGATGGGAGCAGTTGGATGCTCTTATTATATGGGCAAACGAGGTTTATTGCGCAGAGCAGTTAAACATGAATATAGACACCCTTGCGGCAAGAATAAAAGAACGCACAGGGTTAAGTTTTTCCGAGTATAAAGAGCAAAAGAAAGAGCGGCTCAAAATCAACCTAAGAAAGAAGCAGTATGACGTTGCCATGGCCGGAAATGTATCAATGCTTATATGGCTGGGTAAGAATGAATTAGGTCAATCAGATAAGCGGGAATTCGAACAAACCGGCACGATTAACATAACCATCCCGAAAGAAGATGAGAATCTTTGAGTGAGTTTAAAAAAACAATAAAGCAAGTTGTGGCCACGGCATTATTATCCGCAGTCGTTCATTGTATGTTGTTCGGTGGTTCACGGTCGGGCAAATCACTTATTATCTGTTACGCCATTATCGTTAGAGCATGCAAGGTTAAGTCTCGCCATTTAATGGTTAGATTGAGATTCAATCATATAAAGACATCTATTTGGATGGATACGCTGCCCAAGGTGATATCCCTTTGCTTCCCTGAATTAATGCCATCATGGCAAGCAAGAAATAGGAGTGATTATGTCTGGGCACTTCCAAACGGATCGGAAATATGGATTAGCGGACTAGATAATGCCGATCGCGTGGAGAAAATTCTAGGCAAGGAATACTCAACAATTTTCTTTAATGAGTGTTCGCAGATTGATTACTCATCTATTCAGATCGCACTGACGCGTCTTGCAGAAAAAAACGCTTTAAAAAACCGCGCCTATTATGATGAGAACCCACCTTCAAAGTCTCATTGGTCATACTGGCAATTCATTAAAAAAATTAATCCGGTCGATTCTGAGCCATTAAAAAACCCGAAAGATTATGACTGTATGTTAATGAATCCAGTCGATAATATAGAAAATATTGATGAATCATATCTGGAGATTCTCCAATCAATGCCCGAGAAAGATCGAGAGCGCTTTGAGATGGGGCAATTCTCCGACGATTCTGATGGTCAGGCATATAGCTCGTTTAGGCGCGAAATCCACGTTGGCCAAACTCAAAAGATTCAGGGCACCACCATTATTGGAATGGACTTTAACGTTTCACCAATGACCGCACTTATTACTCAAATTATCGACGGCGTGCTTCATGTTCAACAAGAGGTATGGATTGAAGTTGGCGACACTTATAAAATGTGTAGTGAGCTCCATGGGCTTGGTCACTCTGGCGGCGTGGTTATCCCAGACTCTACTGGTGCAAACAGAAAGACATCTGGCAAGTCTGACTTTATTATTTTAAAAGAAGCTGGCTTCACCATTGAGTCAACTAGAAACCCACTTCAAAGAGATCGCGTCAATAACACTAATAGACTTTTTGTCGCGAATAAAACTATCATTAATCCAATGTGTAAAAAATTGATTGGGGATATGGAAAAGGTGGTTTGGAAAAATGGCAATCTATTTGAAGGTTCAGACAAGAAGCTAACCCATATAAGCGATTGCCTCGGCTACATACAATGGAAAATGTTTCCGATTAATGCAATGTCTAATTATAACATATCAAATCAGAGGCGATAAAATGGAATTAACGCAAAACAATATCAAATCGGCAATTGCCCGAATTGAGTCCAATGAAAATAAAGGGCGAAAAGCTGAGTCATATAAGCAAGCCGAAATATATAACGACAGAATTAAGCAATACGTTGTCGCTGATATGCGCGGTGAGTCTAATGAGGAAACGATCCGCGAAATGCCATTGGTTAGTTCTATTAACGTGGCAAAGCGCGTCGTTAACAAGTTAGCATCTATTTACAAGGATGCTCCAGAGCGCGAATGGAAAGACTTAACACCCGAACAAAACGAAATTCTATGGAACATCTATCACGACATGGGCGCAAACAAGAAGCTTTGCACGGCAAATAAATTCTTTAAATTACATAAGCAGTGCTTGCTATGGGTCGTGCCACGCAACGGCAAGCTTACAATGCGAGTGCTTAGACCTCATCAATGGGACGTAGTTGAAGATAGTTTTGAACCGGAAAAGGCAATTGCTTATATAATTTCGGCATACGATGATTATAATGAGCTTCAAGAGAGTGCCAATCAGGTGGGCACGGCAACGGGTCGCCAGACTATCGCGGCTCAGTCGACTGAGAATTATAAAGAAAATATTGCAATCAAAGAACAAGAGAAGCAGGCTAAAAAGCGTTATCTTGTTTGGACGAAAGAAGAGAATTATATCGTTGATGGCAACGGTCAAATTGCTAGTGATGTGATCGCTAATCCATTAAGGCAGTTTGGCATGATGCCGTTTGTAGAGATTGCAGACGAGCGTGAATTTGAATACTGGGTAAGACAATCGAACATTCACACAAACTTTACAGTTGAATTTAACGTGCGAATGTCCGAGGTTGCACAGGTTACGAAGATGCAGGGCTTCGCTCAGGCTGTTGTTAAGGGCCCCAAAGAATTGCTGATGCAAAACTTTCAGGTGGGACCTAACTATGTACTAAAACTTCCTGTTGATAAAGATAGTGGAATTGAAACAGATTTCCAGTTTGTTACCCCTAATGCTGACATTGCTGGATCAATTCAATATCTGGAAACATTGCTTAGTGCTTATCTTTCATGTCAGGGCATTGATCCGACAACAATTACTCTCAAAGCTCAAAGCAGTAATTTCAGTAGTGGCCTAGAGAGAATGTTGTCAATGATCGAGAACATGAGCGCGTCACGTGAAGATTACGACGTATTCCAAAAGGTTGAATCTGACTTATGGGACTTAGTTCGTGCGTGGTCTGTTGCGCTATCTAATACAAGCACACTAGATCAAAAATATAAACTTGGTGCAGTGTCAATGGACGCAGAAGTTTACATTGAATATGCAAAACCCGAAATGCTTAAATCGGAATCTGATGAGTTGGACATTATTGAGCGCGAGATTGATCTGGGTATATCGAGTCCTATTAGGGCGATTATGCAGCGCGAGGAAGTTGATTTAGATACAGCGAAAAAGCTTTATTTCGAATACCGGGAGGAAACGCTTGGCGGTCAGCAAAGTATCGAAGTCACAACAGAAGATAGCCCAGAAGATTGATCTTGAGGATATTCTTGGACGAGAACCGACGCCAAATGAGCGCGAACGGTTTATTCAGGAAGCCATCGATTTCATGATCTCTAGGACGCAATCTGGTGAAGACAGAAACGGCAAAGAGTTTAAAGCCTATACGAAAGATTATGCCGAACTTAAAGGCGTGAGTCGTGGAGACGTTGATTTGACACTCTTTGGTGACATGCTTTTATCTATAGAGGGTGAGAATCTTGGCGGCGAAGTTGAAATTAAGATTGAAGGCGAGGAAGCCGCAAAGGCTTATGGCCATATCACTGGCTTTAAAGGGCATCCGACGATTCCCAACGGTAAATACAAGCGCGACTTCTTTGGTCTATCTAACGATGAGGCAATATTTATTGCCGAAGGTATTCGCGACGAAGATCCGGTGCTGGCAAGGGATTTTTTATCTCAAGAGGTTAACCAGCAAAACATTAGCGAAATTCTAAGAAACATCGGGCTTATAGGTGAGTAGGGTTAAGTTGACAGGGCTCGAAAAGCAGCGAAAGCGAATTGTATTACGGATTGGTCAAGCAATTAAAAAAAGCGGGTTTGAAGAATTATTAACAAAGCAAATCGTTAAAGAGGTTCGCGACAACGGCATTGATCCAAAACTTAGACCTTCGACAAAAAAACAAAGAAGATATCTGGCAAGGCATAACTCAACTCATTCAAAATACAACCCAGATAAATCGAATATGACGTTCACGGGTGAGCTTTTGGACTCTCTTAGAAGCAAATATATTTCATCAAAAACCCTTTTTAATGTTGACGCATTAAAGCGCAAGCATAGACGATATATTAAAGGCGCAAAGAGGACAGCAAAACTTAACCTGATTCTGCAATATTTGAAGGAACAAGGGCGAGATCTGGCCAATTTATTTGAAAGAAAAGAGTTTGTTCGCAATTTGGAGAATAAATTAATCAAATCTATTCAGCGGTTTTTCCGTTGATTTGACTTACCACGAAAGGAGTATTTAAGATGGAAGTATCAAAAGAGAATCTAGTAGATTCGACAACTCAAGCCAGTGGCGAGGTTGTTAAGACGGACACCGTAGCCTACGAGTCTTTTAAAAAGAGCGTAGAAGCGGAAAAGAAAGCTAGGGAACGCGCCCAGCAACTTGAAGCCGAGCTTAATGCCTACAAGACCAAAGAGCTTGAGGCGCAAGGAAAGTATGAGGAAATCACTCAAACTTTAAAGCAACAACTTCAAGAAAAAGAGCTGGCATTTAAGCAAGAGCGCGAGCGTTACGCTTGGAACACCGTAACTGGTGCAATCAAAAGCGAAGCGGTAAAGCATGGATGCAAAAGCCCTGATAAGTTAATCCGTCTATTTGACAAAACCGACTTCGAGACTCTTAGAGCTGAGAATGGCGAAATTGACTCGGATTCACTTACTCGCTTAATGGATAAGGCAAAAAAAGAAAACGACTTTCTTTTCACTTCTCCAGCGATAAAAATTAATGATGTTAATCCTAGAGGTTCTGCGCCTGAAAAACCAAGCGTTAAGAATCCAAAGGAAATGACAAAAGAAGAACTTGAAAAAGCTATCCTATCTTTAGGAAAAAGATAACAAAACTTAAAAGGAGTTAAATCATGGCTGACGCTATTACTGGCAACACCGAACTAGGCGCAACTAAGCAAGACCTTATTGCTTCACTAGTTCAAAGAGAACTTGCTTTCAGAGCAAAACTTCTCCCGTATTTCACTGACGTTTCAAACTTCGCTATCCCGGGCGCACAATCAATCAGCTTTCCAAAGTTGACTTCTTTCACAGTTGTTGACCGCTCAGAGGGTGCCGCTGGTGATGCAACAGCTTTAACAGCTACAGTTGATAAACTAGACCTAAGCATTAACGCTTATGTTGCTTATATCATTGATGCAATGACTAAGAAGCAATCTAATATCCAATCAGAGATGGAATTCGCTAAGCGCTCTGCTTCTGCACATGGCCGTTTTGTTGATTCTCAAATCATCGCTGCTCTTGCCGCTGGCGCTGCTTCTTTCGAGAATGTAGGTGTTGACGTTGACGTTACTTACGCCAACCTAACTTCTATGCAAGAAAAATATCTTTTGGCCGATGGTTTAATGGAAGATGGCGTCTGGATCGTATCTGTTTCTCAAAACAGCGCAATCGTAAACCTTGCTGAGTTCAAAGACACTTCTGCTTTCGGCGAAATGGTCATTCGTGACGGTTACGTTAAGCAGATCCTCGGAATGCCAGTTGTAATCCACAATGGATTAACTGCAAAAGAACTTTACCTTTGCTCTAAAGAGTCTCTTGCTGTAGGTTTCCAATCTGCTCCAGCTATGGACGAGCAACCTGCTAACGAATTTGGCGTAGGCGCAACGCGAGTTGCAGTCGATCAGTTGTTCGG